GCGCGCATATAACCGTTTTTAGAGGGATTGCTCCCACCACCCTATAGAGGGGAAAGGACCTTAATTATTTAGACCAAGGCCCCAAGTCGTACCATCTCGGAACAAGATACCTGACAAAACGGTATCGAGTAGTGGCTCTTAAAGAGTAACTATTCCTAGTTGGCAAACCAACAGCGATATCAAACTCTTCGTTAACGGAGAGCGTGACAGAACTGCTGGGCAGCTGATAGGTTACAGTCTCTCTTTCTGACGGGTATCTAAGCTTGGAAAGTAATAAACCAAGCTCGCAACTTTGTCTAGATACCCCAATTTGGACAAGCGACGTCACGAAGAATCCTTCGAGTTGTCGTTTAGCCGCTTTAAGACGCGAGGGCGAGGCCTCATCGAAATTTGCAATGAGACCACCGTCCCCGAACCCTTCGCAGATCCAGATCCGTAATTTTGCCGGAACTGAATTTCGAAGGAATAGCCAACAAGTACGGAAACGAGCATCACAGTACCGGCCAAAGCCAATACGGTGAGCGAGTCGACGTACAGAGTTAGCCAGTCTATAAAGTGTGTCCACATTGGATAACCTCTTTTTCAAATAAAGAGGCTTCACGTCAAGCCCGTGGAAGTAGTGAGTCCCGCAGCTCTCACGAAAATACCCAGTTGAGAAACTCTTCTGGGCGTTCACGCTGAAGCCAAGGAACTCACAGAACTCCACGAAGAGCGGATAGGCGTCAGAAGGGATAACTACATCATCCCCGAAGACACCAACATACTCATCGGGTACACCAAGGTAATTACAAACCGAAAGTGCACACGCGGTGAATATGAGTGACTGGAGGGGGAAGGTAAAACCGTTCCCCATAGAGGAAAATTTCTCTAATTTCAGCCACTTTTGTCCGATCCTACTCGACATGGACCTGCAAGAATCCAAGACGGAATGCCAAGCGCTAGGGAGGATCGTTCGTACCACCTCCGAACTAATAAGATCAGAAGCGGAACTAAAATCAACCGTCGCTAGCTTGGATGTCAGCGAGCCATAAAAGGCGAGCAGACCATTCCTATCTTGGGAAGCAAGGTCAATGCCTTCAGATCTAAGAAGGCGCCGACTTATCATCTTACCTATGCCCAGCTGGAACCAAACGTTCAAGCCGGGTTCGATTGCGATGACTCTGTCAGTCTTTGCATTCTTAGCGACAGTGGTAATCTTATTTCCCGGAGTGATCAGATAGCGGTCTTCACCGCGTTCGTCACGCTCCGAAAGTAGTTCACCCCAGAGAGGGTAAGCTACTGGAATAAGGTCAGCCACGAGATGATATAACTCTGGAGTGATTCCAGATTCAATCTGGAACTTATTCACAGTGCTGGTATCAGCTCCACCGAGGTGAAACGTACTACCAGGGCCCCATGAACACAGCTCAAACCATTCGTTAGGATCAAACTCGCCAAGAATCCTCTCAATTTTACGCGTAACTGCGTTAAGCAGCCACACGTTAGGTCCCTTGAATTGGGGATCTAAAGAGAGGTTTCGAAAACGAGCATTGGTCTGACGACACTTGCTTTCGCACTCGGTGAATTTTCCGAGCGCAACCTCTTTCCGATTGAAGGGTAGACTAAGAAAGTCAGCCTTCGACAGAAATGAGGTGGCGAGATAGTCGTCACGGAACTTACCAATTTCTTGGTAGTTCGAAGGATCAATTTCCAAGGCAACAAGCTGCTCATGCTCCTGATATTTGTAAAGGAGCCAAACAGCAAGGGACCGTGGAGAATCAATCCCACTAAGGAACGATTCGACCGCCTTCGTTGTTGAAGAACGAGGAACACTATACCTGCGAGCGAAGCTTATGCTATCGCGACTGCCATGCTTATGCATGATAGCTCCTAGAAGAGGTTAGTACAAGAATGCGAGGGC